GGATCACTGCCCATCCTTGTATACAAAGCAGACCTGGATACACGGTTACGCTCACATGCCTTCACAAGTGTATAACCCTGCATCACATCAGATGCCACCCTGTCAATCTTAGCTCTGGGTATCTTAGCCATGTTCTCTCCGTGTGTGGGAAAGTAGTAATTAACACACATACAACGCGCGTGCGCACACAGGTGCGCGTGCCTTTTCTCTATGCCCCCCGTGGGGTCACATTGCAGCGCTGCGCATTGCTACATTGCCGCGCGAATGTGTCCGAGCTGTGCGTGAAATAAAATGTAACAACACACTATTCCACAGCAGCCAAACAACGCTGAATCATTGCCAGCTCACTGGTACAATGTGCAACAATGTTTGACACAATGTTACTAATATCACTTTTCCTGTTGACAGTATAGTAACCAATGGTTATATGTAGGTTATCAACACACGGAAGGATCAAACAAATGAACAACTCAACACTACTCGCAGCTACTATGCTTATTTCTGGAATGTTTTGCGTTCCGGTCATGGTCATTGGTGCAGCACTCGTACAGATCCCAGTATTCATCGCTGGGGTTGCACTGGCCTTGACTTGCATACTTGCAATGGCTGGACTCTTCTTAACTTCTGAATAGCAACAAAGAAAGGATCAACACAATGACATTAGCACAACAAACATTTGATTGGATACAGGGCCAGCTAGAACAAGGCCGCACTGTTAACCTGTCAACATATCTAAAGACAATCCAAATAACTCCAAAGATTGCTTTGGCATGGTCAAACGCTGGACGCGATATCCTAAAAATAGGAAAAGATGGTTGCCTATATGTGGGGCGCGGCAAGCATTATGATTGCATTGGATATCCTAACACTGTTCTTTGCCGCGTTACATCACAAGCTACCATTGGTAGCAAGTAAACAATCAAGAAAGGATCAAAGACAATGAGAAACATCTATCACGCAAACGGTCTCAAATCTGGCTCAGACAAGGTCACGCTTTATCCGCTCAAGCCTACGCTCAAGGCGCTTGGTAAATACATCGCCAAGCATGACGCCACTTTCGGCAAAAAAAACGTCATGTATGCGATTTACAAGGGCCGCAAGTTTCATGCTTATTACACGCTAGAGGGTGACAAGCTGGTAAAGCAAGGCACCCTGCGCCTGACTGACCACCACGCAATCTAAACTAGGCCGAAACATGGCGCAGCAATGCGCTATGTCTAGCGGTTATGCCGCTACTGATGAGGCCCATCAGAAACAAAAGAAAGGATCAACAATGTTTATTCACAAAAAATCATCATTCTTTGCAGGCTTGAAAGCTACAAACGCTTGTCTTTCATCATCTGATAATATCGGCAATGTGCGCGATAGGGTGCAAAACAATTTCTACAAAGAAATGGCTGTTATACATCCTGAGCATGGTTGCGTGGCGCGTTTCCGGTTCTATTGCGGCACTAGCAAGGTTTATTGCCTTGCATGGCTTGGCAGCGGTGAGCAGCATGGCAGCGGCTATGGTAGTGCTGGCGGCTATGGTTACTGCAAAGCATCAAGCGCAATGGCAAGCGCGTTAAAGCTGGCGGGTGTTGATATGTCAGAAAACATCAGCGGCAAGGGTGAAATGGCAATGCGTGATGCCGCACTTGCAGTCGGTCAAATGCTGACAGGCAAGCGCAAGTTTTACATTCACGAAGCGCACTCATAGGGGATAATGATGGACAGACTAGAAATATTCAACAACGCGCTATTCCTTCTAATCATGGGCCTTGTGATATGGGGACTCATGGGAAGCGAGGCATGGCTATGGCAAGTCTTTAAATGGGCAATTAATACTTTTGCCTAGCACAACCCTACCCATTGGCGGCTAGGTGCCGTCAGTGGGCTTTAAACCGCCAGCAATGGCATATCAAGGAAGGATCGAAACAATGAGTAAGAAGGCTTGGCATATAAGCTACATTTCAGCAATGGTCGGACCATGCGCAGCAACTACAGATTGCGGCATGATGGCATGGGGCGATGGTGATTATTCAGTGAGGTTGCTGGACATGGGCAACGATGGCGAAAAACTATTGTTACACATAGACCCAGAACATACAGACGAGCTGAAGATATATCAGCTAATAGGATACGCGGTGCATCGTGATCTAGCCTACTCTGTGACAGATTGGGCAGAGTTTATTGAAGATGAAGAGCAAGAAATAGGCAACGCCTAACAGAGAAAGGATTTAAAATGTACGTTGTATTTTATACAGAGCGATTATCGCATGGCGAACCAGACCAGCTTTGGTCGAATGATTTGGCATCTGGTCCTGTTTACCTGCATGACCGCTGGGAAGTCTGCGAGGAAAAAGAGGAAGCGGTGAAGGTATACCGCCAACTCATTGACAGGGACAGCACCCACAATGCAGGGATCGCACCCATCAGTGAGGAATATTCAACAGACTGGTAAAAGAGAAAGGGCCGCGTCGGGGGCATCCGGCGCGACCCATATGACTAGAAAAGGATCAACAAAACCAGTCATAGAAAGAAGGATAGCATGACAGCACAAGAATTTAAACAGGAAAGAAAACGCCTAGGCTTAACAATGGTGGCTATGGCTCAAAGCATTGGAGTTAGTCAACAGGCTATATGGTACTACGAAACTGGCAAGAGATCGGTGCCAAAACCGATTGAGCTGCTACTAGAGTCTAGGCGTGTTTATGAAAAGCTGACAGAGAGAGGATCAGAGTAATGCCAGCAAAGAAAAGTGAAATGCTTACTATTAAGCTAACGAAGCAAGAGTTTAGTTTGATTACAGAATGGTGCATGTACCACTTTTGGGACAAAACAAATGGCTTTCAAGACGACATAAATGTTGATGAGCTTATGGGGTGGGCAACATCTTGTCTGCTGATGGCAAGACTTAAAACCATTGCAGATGAAAACAATATCTTTTTTGGCTTAGAAAAGGATGAGATTTACAAAGAGGATGACACTGACAGGCAGAAAGTAAACTCAGTGACACAAGCATTTGTAGATCAATATGCCGAAAACGTAGAACTGATTGCGAAAAAGAGAGGGGCATAAGCCCCTCTAAGTTAAGGGAGGAAAAATGCGAGAGAGGGGGGAAAATGTTTCAAAAAACCCCTC